CACAGGAGTTTTGCCCCTGCTGAAAATTCTACTCTATGTTCGTGATCATACATTGTACGCCTCCATAAAAATACGGCTCACAGGGTCCCCGTAGAGCCCCGTGAGCCTTCGAATAGATGATTGCACCTCAAACCATGCAATCTACGACAGGATGTCCATAGCGTAGTTCTGGGCATCCAGTTTTACGTCTGAATCTACTGAGCAAAATAAGTACATGGTTTAATATGCCGACCCATACGCCCGAAGGCGTACAGGTCAACTCAGGCAGTCACTTTCTGGGACTTGCCTACTTTTCTTCTTTCAGGATCTGTCCGTTGTAACCGAACATTCCCACTCTCACTGGAGGGAAGCCAGACGGGTATGATATTGCTCCGTCTATGCCATCGACCCTTGAGTCCTTGTGGACTCTGGAGAGGCTGACCCTGACGTTACTTTTTTTGTCGTAATCGCCAGAGTATTCTACGGCTACCTTGATGGCTTTAAGGGCATCAGTGTTTTTCGCCCAACCATGACAGTTTGTTATCGCCATATAGTGTGTCAGGTATCCTAAATCGTTAGGTCTGATCTCCATGTTTACCTCCTTTTCTACAGGCACGTTTATGCCTGAACCGTTGTTTGCCATGATCGATGATCATGGTCAGCTTATTCTCAACTTTACTACCGTACTCTGCCTTGTCGATAAAGGTCTTGGCAATCCTCAGTCTAAAAAGGTCTCTGAGGATTTCGCCACAGCGGAAACATCTGCAGTCATCCGCCTTAACTGGTTTGTTCATGTATCACCTCCTTGTTAAAGGTTGGGGACAGGCACTGATCCCAATCACGGGTAGCGTTGCATACTCTAACATTCTGTCCCAATTAAAGTAACCATGCCCCTGCTCTCTACCTCTCGGAAGAGCAGGGACTGGTGACTCTATCGCACTATGTACCCTCCTCTCTGCTAAACTTGGTTAACATTCTCTCCCACACTGCATCCGTCCTTGTGCCGTGACTGCTTGCACTCTGGACAGGTATGCTTGTGGATCTCTTCCAGATCACGATGGATCTCCTGTACCTCTTGAAGAAACTTGATAGCATTATGAAGACTTCCATACGTCACCCAATGCCAGTATGTCAGGTTCTTCGGAAAAGCTTGGTGGTCCCAACATCTTTGGCATACGCCCAGATCCATGATCGGATGATCTTCCTTACCACAGTAAGCACACTTCGTGGTCAGCAGTTCGACCTCGAGTTCGGTTACGTTGCGGTAGTTCTCGAAGACCCATCGCCTTGCATGGGACTCTACGTCCCAGTCACGGGCAAGCTCGACGGGACAGGTCTCGAACTGGTCCTCTCCATATCCACCCTTTACTGCACCCGTGAATCTTACTCTAAATTCCATTATACACCTCCGTTCTCAGTTAAAAAAGTAAAGTTGGATAGGGATAGGAAGGGATTTTTTTGCTCTACCGAAGTCCCTTACGAATACCTAAGACATATCACACTATCCCCATCCATACAATAAAGTGTCCATCCCCACCATCATATAGAGAGTGGAGGGGATACTCTTATTCGTTAAACAGCCTTCATGAGTACCCATTTTAAAGTCCTTATTTCTTGCAAACAAATCTTCCTGTCCTCAACTACATCAGGCATTTTGCTACCTTTCATGTCCGCAATTACATCAATAAGAAAATTAATTTGTTTCTTTATTTCTCTCTCGCTCATCATCTTACTCTCCTACAAAAATTAACAATATAGAATATCCGAATAGATACACCGTGTTAAGGTTAGGTTAGTAGTCTTGATCATCTGGTAAGTGATCGTATGTATTTTCTGGCTCCATCAGTTCATGTGACAGTTCCGCTTCTGGATATGCTTTCTGAGCCTCTTCGAGGCTATCGAACGCATCGATGAAGTTGGTCCTTGTCTGACCTTCCAGTACTGAGCCTCGACCCCATGTATCATATCCCTTTACAGCGAACCTGCCGTATGCGTCTTCGAGTATATGCATATAGTCATATTTTTTAGTCATTGTTTCGTCTCCGATCTGGTGCATCTATTTGGATATTCTAACCAGTGGACTTACATGGATGGTCTCGTTTAAGGTTATATATTGAGTAAGTAGTTAACTGCCTTTTGTGCCTTGCCTGATGCTGATACTATCAGTTTCTTGTCATCTTTAAGTCTCTTGAGCCATGATGCGATGTAAGCTGTTGAATTCTCGATAACGTGGTTCAGGATGCCTGCCTCACCATTTAAGAACGATGCTCCGATCTCAGCGATGAGCTCCTCTTTACTATAGCTCTTCGATTTGTAGCCATTCATTTCTGTGATAGTGTCACGGTCAAGTCTTGACTTGTGACCTGTTGCATGGACAGCTTCGTGGAAAAAGGTGCTGTAGTATTCGGTAGAGCCATCAAAGGTGTCCATCTTTGGCAGGTTGATTTCATCGCTAACTGGCTGATAGTAAGCCCTTTGCTCGTTATGAGTGACTTTCGGCATTGTATCTGGCATTTCGTTTATGATCTTTTCGCAGGATGCGATCTGCTCATTAACGGTTTTTTCTTCTGGCTCTTTGATTTCAGGAACGCCTTTGACATCTGTGGTTTGATCAAGGTTGAATACCGTTGAATATCTGATCATTGGTATTGTGCCTATGATTTCGCCTGTGATTTTATCTTTCTTGTCAAGCATTTTGTAGTACACTACAGGAGTCCCTTTGGAGCCTTTTATCACGTTGCCACCCTTTGCTTTGACTTGCTTAAAGGAAAGCCAGTAAGGGCTACTGAAGCCTGCCATAGAGGTCAGAATAACATTGATGCCTTGGTATGGTTTACCGCTTATGAGGTTATGATCTGGTATTCCTGATCGTCCGCCTGACCACGGCTTATGCCAAGGTACTGATCCCTTTTCGAGTTCACTTATGATCCTGTCAGTAATGATCTGGTAAACATCTGGTCTCGTTTTAGTAGTCATAATTGCTCCGATCTAGACCATCCATTTAAGTCCACTGGTTGCTAGATAGTTCAACAGAATGCACCCGATTAAGGGTTGATAATTAGCTTTTAACTACATCGTCTTTATCCCAAAAGGATACTGCACAGTTGTCTTCTGGGTCTTCTGGTGTGACATCAAAATCTATAATTTCTAGCTCTACGCCTTTTGGCTTATGCATTACATTTGCTACGCCTTTGTTGATAGTTATTATAATTCTCATTTTATGCTCCATTTCTGGTGCATTCAATTGAACTATCTAGCTTGCCAGACCCATTAAATCGACCCACTAAAAGGGTTTTATAGTGGTTTATGCTTTGACTAAATCTACTAATCTTACTTCTTCTCTGGTGTCGCTGTCATCTTCGATGGTAACAACTATTGCTGTGCCTAAGTGGTACTTGAGTTGCTTTTTCCTGATGGACACTATCGTGTAGTATCCTGATCCGATATCTCGACCGTCTTGATACTTGTAGTATACTCTGTCACCGCGCTTTGGATCTTCCCTGCGTGGCGCTTTGTATTCGTTGTCGCGGTCGTTGTCGAACTCAGCATCATGAGCAAGTCTCAGGGACTCTTCAGCTTTCTTGACTGCCTTCAGTGCATCTTCGACAAGCCCTCTGGCTGTGGTCTTGTAACCGCTCTCGTCTTCGCTCTTGGTCGCGAGATAGTACAGGCTGTTCTTGGCTTCATGTAGTCTGTTAAGCGTGTTGAATGATACCTTGTTTGTAATGTTCCTGTTATAGGCTCTAGTATCTGCATCGCTCATAGTTAATCTCCTGTCTTCCGTGGATCGATTTAATGAGTCTGGCTTTGGTAACCGTTCAACAGAATGCACCCGATTATTAAAGGGTTTAAGATAAGACTGGTGGGTATTTTGAAGTATACATCGCCTGAGTGTTTTCCAACAGCTTGAAGGTCTCTTCAGCCTGTTTTTCCTTGTCAGCATCGAATACTATCACGATATCATGTAAGCCCACGATACCAAGCTTTTTCCTGACGATATACGCTATGGTTAAGCCTGCGTTGTATTGGACTGTTAACATGATGCCTTTTTCTGTGTTAGTTTTAAGGACTTGTTCTTTTGCTGTAGACATAATTAGCTCCATTTCTGGATGCATTCAATTGAACGGTTACCTCCGCCAGTAGCAAGCCACCATTTCAGATGGCTTTCGACTCGGATAGCTACTCGTATAAGAAGCTGACGGTTAACTGCCAGCCAGATCAAAAGGTGTCGTTCAAGTTCATTGGCATTAGGGGCTCGTCTGAGGCTCATGACAGGGTATTCTAGTGGACAGGGGTAGTAGACGGTACTGCCGAGTAGCTGTGACCTCGATTCGATTCCCGATTCGCATTCCTGCCAGTCCAGAGCCTGTCGGCTCTCGAAGCACGCCTCCAAAAAATGGAGACACCTTTAGAAGGAGCATATCTTGCGCCAAACATGACGACACCTGACGAAATAGTCCTAAGTCTTTAGATACCAACAAAATAAATCTAGTCCTGTCTCAAATGGGCGTCACAAGTGTATATTCTTCCATAACATAGCAATTAAATTATTTGTGAGCCTTCTAAGCATGAATGTCTCCCCATTTGATAGCCCTATTGACAGCTTGTCACCCATTACGGAACATAAAGGACTTAGGTCTTGACGACATTGACAAAATGTCAAAAAAAATGACATTATAACCTTAGACGCATTGTGTTGAGTCTAAGGTTAGGCATACAAACAAAACCGAAACACTAAAGTCATAAGTACTTACTACTACAGTAGATATATTTCAGAATTTTTGACAAAATGTCAACGCACTGAGAGCCATTCTAAGCCCTCCAAACCTCCAAACTGGCTCAGACCTAAGTCGTCTTACTGTCGTCACTTAGTCGTCATCTGTCGTCATCTGTGTGCCTTTGGGCACTAAAGTATTAGCGTCCGCTGACGAGCCTTACAGACCCCTTCTCGAGCATTTTGACTTTCTGTCAAAAGCCTCCAAATCACTGACAATATGTCAATAAAACACCTCAATTTTACGCATTTTGTCCTTGACTTTTCCGATCCAGTCGCTACACTGGGGGGTGCGCTGGCGGTACGAAGTGGACACTGAACTAAGCCTGACGCTCTAAGTCCTTACCCAGTACCACGGAGTAAGCCTGAATGTAGGCTCTGCGTTACGAGTATCACCCATGCGCTCAAGCTTTCACCGTGCGTACACGATGTCACCATGACCAAGGCAGTAGGACATGGAGTACATCACCATGTCATACTTAGTAGGACATAGTGAACATCACCATGTCATACTTAGTAGGACATAGTGAACATCACCATGTCCTACTGACTTGTATATCGTCGATATACGATGAGTCCCACTATGTGCAGTAAATTCACTGCCTTAAATTTTCGCAACGCAATCATTTCACGAATCTATTTCGCACGAAATATTGAGGCAGTAAAAATACTGCACATGGTGTACTTTAGGGTCGGGGGTCAAAATCCGAATTCCTATATGTGAGGTCTAAATATTTTTATAGAACCCCCATACTCCCAGAATAGGAAAAGCATAAGTGGTGTTTGACTCATTGTGAGTCACTTAGGAGGTGAATGATGCGTATTAGGATAGTGTTGGTAGTAGCGATGTTGTGGATTGGTTGGGGACTGTGCAGTTGGTTTTGTCATACTGCGTGGGGAGCTGAGAAGGTTGATCCTATTGTAGAGCTTCGTGAGCAGGCAAGTGATTTACAACGGCAGGTTAACGGGCTTCAGGCGCAGTTAATTGTAATAACGGGGATACTGATGAAGAGTGATTGTGATTGTAATTATGAAGAAGTGCTTATGAGGTTAGAGGCGCTCAGAATGAATATGAATAGTGAGAAAGAACATTGAATCTGGTTTGTCCGAACCTCGTCAGAGTTTGGATTGTATTTAATTGTCTTTTGTCTTTTGTGTGTGTCATTTTTAACACTAGTTTTGGTGTCGTTTTTGACACTAGTCCTAGTGTCATTTTTAACACTAGTGTCGGTTTCTACACCAGTTTGCCATTTTGTATAATCCTTTTGAATTCCATTCTGTTGGAGGGTAAATGTTCCACGTTCCACAAAATTACAGCTTATCATGGCACTCACGGCAAAGCCATTGAACATCGTAGGGTTTGTTATAGTCTCTGTGGTGTCCGTGGATTCGTTTTTTAGGGAATTCGTTTTCACAGTCTGAGCAGATGGCGGGTTTAGTGATTTTGCCAGTAGCAACGGCTCTTTGTAGAAGCTGGCGGGCTTTTTCTTTGACACAGCCCTTTCCTCTTCTGATAATCATTCTCTGAACGGCAAGGATCTTCGCTCTGGTTGTTTTGTAATATTTGGAATTATATTTTTTTCTGGTATGTTGTCGGACAGCTTTGTATGCAGCCATACAGTGCTTACACCATCGCTGGAGCCCGTCTTTGGCTTTTGCGTTTTTATTGAAATCGGCTTCTGAAGATGGTATGTTACATTTGCTACATAGCTTCATAATTAGATTATATAGTTTCACTTAAATATGTCAATAGAAAAATACGTGAAACAATGTTTCAGGGACTTTTTTCTTGACAGGTATGGTTATATTTGTTATGGGAGACCCTTATGGACTTATATGAAGATGGCATGGCAGGAAATAATGAAGGTGATCAGGGTGATAGCCCGTTGGGTGAATTTCCGAATCTTTCCGAGGGGTGGGACAGTAGTATCAGGTACAACCTGATAGGCGGACCCTTTGACGGGGACACGATATGCAGGAACAAGGTGGTATATGGTATTATGCCTGAGGTTGTGGAGTTAACGTGGATGGATAAGGTGGTTGCGTATTATCTCTGTGAGCAACGGAAACGGTATTATTATGAGGGGTTGGTATGAGTAAAAAGGTTGATTTTCTTGAGGAGCGGGAAGTTGTTATCGGCAAAAACGGTATTGCCAAGCTCAAGGTTAAGGGAAAGAGTAAATGGACGGAGGATCTCGGGGATTTGCTGGTTTATCTGGTTGGACAGGGCATGACCCAGAGGGAACTCTGTAAACTGGCGGGGATCAATACTTCTACGCTCTGTGAGTGGAAGAAGGAGGGGGGCTCGTCTTACAAGAAGGAATTTGCCTTAGCCTACGCGGATGCCTACAAATACGAGGGTGCAGACAACATTGAGGCGGAATGCAAGGAAATAGCTGATGACGCGAGTCGGGACATGTATGAGGGCGAAACCAAGTTCGGAATTGTTCAAAAACCCAATATAGTGCCTGTAAACAGGGCAAAAGTGCAAATTGACGTCAGGCAGCGTCAGATGGCGGTCAGAAACAGGGATAAATACGGCAAATCCGAGAATTTGACCCAAATTGGCGCTGTAGAGAGCAGTTTTACCATTCTCAAGTTCGGAGACGGCACAAATACCCCGAAAAAGGAAGAAAAGAAGGAAGTTCTTTCGGTGAATCGGATAAGTAACGAGAATTAGGAGAAGTTGATGGTACTGTTTAGACAACCACAAAGTAATTTCTTGAACAAGCTGCTTCGGATTGAAAATCAGGTGGCGCCTTCTACACTGGCGAGGATGCTGGGGCAGAAGCAGGAGCCGTTTATGACACAGGTAGAGAACCAACCACAAGGGAGGACAGGGATCTTCGGACCCGAGCAACCTCCTGCGGATCTTAACGAAGTTCTGAAGCGCAGTCTTCCCAATACTCCCCTCGAAGATCTGGGGATTCTCGGGAAAGCTGGCGAAATCGCCAAAAGAGGGGTAAGGGGCGGATTCGGAGACACTGCCAACATAGTCAGTGAGTTTGCCAAGCCTTCTAATGTGTTACTCAGAAAGGGGATCGGGGCTGCAGGCGCTGTTATAAAGGGAGGCGAAGGGTTTGCCAAAGGTGCTGCCACACAGGCTAAGCCTTTTAAGCTTGGCATGTCGGGCGGTAAGCCGAAGAAGTTTGTTCCTATAGTACAGAAGAAGACCTCGGTAATTCCCGTCAACAGGGCTCAAAAGGCAGAAGAAGCACTCATTACAAGTCAGGCAAACAAAACAGCAAACCTCGGACTCCCAGAAGACCAAAAACAAATACTCGTAACCACGAAAAGAACACAGGACTTCATAACTGCCCAGAATGTCAAGATGATTCAAGGGTGGGACAAAAAAGCTGGAAAGTTTGGCAATAAAATAGAAGATACTATCCAGAAGCAGTTAATTGGCAACCCTGCATTTGAAGCACTAAGTCTGCCTGATAAGGCAAGTGTCATTGGTCTTGTCGAACGACCTGTCAGAGAGTTAACCTTCCCAGAAATTCAAAAAATCACTTCCAATACAAAAATGAAATCCCCCTTTGATCCTAAAACTGGAAAACCTGCTAAGGATTCGTTTATAAGGGAGGTTGATACAGTAAAAGGGTGCGGGAACAACTGTGCGGAGTGCTACGCTGCGGGTTTGTGCAGCCAGCAACAGGTTACATTCCAAGACCCAGTGCCAGCAACCATTGACAAGGGAGAGGTGCTGAACCCAAAGAATCTACTGCGAATAGGCGTAAACGGAGACCCTCTCATACACGGAGCACATACTGCAAAAGAATTAAGGGAGCTGCTTGCGAGATCGCCAGAGGCAACTGCAGAGAAAAACATATTCCTGACATCAAAACTACAAAGTTTAAAGGGCTATGATCCTGAGGTTATGAAAAACATAGAGGTCAGCCTTGACCCGTTAAACCCCACACAACTACAAATCACAATTGATAACCTGAGGACTCTCAGGAAGAAATTTCCAGAGGTTAAGATTCAGGCTCGCATAAGAAGTCTTATAAGCAGGAATCCTATTGTAAAAGCCCAGATGAAAAAGGCTATAGACATTACCAATGAACTGAAAATCCCCACACTCGAAACAAGACTCAGGTGGAAGAGGGGATCTTCTGCAAGCATATTCGAGCTTGATACTAAATTTTATAAGAAAACAGGTAGCGGTACACTTAAACTCAAGAAGGCTGCTGCCAAAGGAGCGTACCAGTCTTCTGTCTGTGACGATGCCGACTCTGCCTCCTGTGCGGACTGCCTTAATTGCTTTAAGGGGTTTGGTATAACGCCTCCGAAACAAACAGTGTTTCCAAAATAATGGAAGGAAAACCGTTAATAGATATAGATTGGAGCGAAGTAGAGGCTCCTGAATTGGACTTGGAAAATGACAAAGACTGAATCATTTAGAGACAGGGCGAAAAGAGAAGCGATTGATGCCACTATAAAGGGTGGGGATATAGGCAAAAAGACTGGCAGGGGCGAGAGTATCTCTCCTCAGAAGAACGACGATACCAGCGGTACCGACAGGACAAAGAGAAAGTAATGGCGATAACACTGCCACATAAATTTGTGCCGAGAGACTATCAGGTTCCGATCTTTGATGCGATGGAGAGCGGATACAGAAGAGCAGTGATGGTGATGCACCGTCGTGGTGGCAAAGACAAGACCTGTCTGAACATCATGATATCTAAGATACCCCAGCGAAAAGGTGCGTATTACTACTACTTCCCTACGCTGTCTCTGGGGAGGAAGATTCTCTGGGACGGTATGGATAAAGCTGGCATGAAGTTTATGGATCACTTTCCTCGTGGTATGGTTGTAAAGTCTAATGAACATGAAATGAAGTTGTTGCTTTCGGGAGGCTCTACGTTTCAGATCCTCGGAACAGACAGGCTCGACGTTGTAGGTGTTAACCCAGTCGGGTGTGTGTTTTCTGAATACGCACAACAGGATCCGAGAGTATGGGACTTTATACGTCCCATTCTGACCGAAAACGAAGGGTGGGCGATGTTTAACGGAACCCCTCGTGGCAAGAACCATTTATATCGTATGCTTCGGATGGCAAAGCTTTCCGACAGGTGGTTCGAACAGGTACTGACCGTAGAGGACACCAACGCTATATCTCTGGCAGACATTCAGCTCGACAGAGACGAAGGCATGAGCGAGGAAATGGTTCAACAGGAGTATTGGTGTAACTTCGAGTTTGGTCTTGAGGGTTCGTACTACGCACAGCTTATAGCACAGGCTTATAAGGAGGATAGGATCTGTGATGTGCCTCATCAGAGGGCATACGGAGTCTTTACTTCATGGGATATAGGCGTGGGAGATACCAACGCTATATGGTTTCTCCAGCAGGTAGGACCGTGGATCCATGCTATAGACTATTATGAGATGAATAATGTAGGCGTTGATCACTACGCCAATGTCTGCAGACGAAAAGAAACAGAAGACGGATATAATTATATTGCACATTACGCTCCACATGATATAAACGTAAGGGAGTGGGGAGCCGATCAGGCTGCCAAAAGAATAGAAACAGCACGGAACCTTGGCATCAACTTTACGAAAATACCTAAGGTTAAAAATAAGCAGGATGGCATTGATTCCGTGCGAGCTATATTGCCGATTATGCGTTTTGACAGAACCCGCTGTAAGGGTGGAATAGACGCACTACAGGACTATCAGAAAGTTTTCAATGAGAAATACAATGTATTTGCAGACCAACCGCTAAAGAACTGGGCTATGCACGGTGCAGACGCACTTGAAACTGGAGCAGTAGCCATTAAAATACACGGAGACCTTTCGTCTGCCAGTATGTCAGAGCAGGAAGCAAGGGATCTGGAAGAACAGTATGCCTCAAAAGGGGCAATGTAAATTATAAGGAGATTTTTATGGCTAATTCAAAGATTGTGTTGAAACGTAGAAGGAAGCCAAGGAGGGAACGCTATGGCTGAAATACAGTATGAAAGAACGAGGTTTGATCAGGGTAAGGGTGGAAACGGAATACTTGTTGAATGGAAGAGTGTAACCAATGCGGATACATTTAAGGCGTTTACCGCTCCTGCGTTTTCAGATGCCAGTGTTCAGGTAGACGGTACATTTGACAGCAGCACGGTTTTGATTAAAGGCACAAATAATCCTGCCAGTACCCCTACAAATTTGCAGTCACTGGTAGACATCTTTGAGAATGCGATGTCGTTTGCAGCGGAAGCAATGAGGCAGCTTGCACAGAATCCACTTACCATACAGCCGTCTGTTTCAGGTGGTGGTGGAAGTCAATCTCTTAACGTAAGAATTCTATTTTACTTTAAAACTTAACGGAGAAGCTATGGGGAATATAAATTGGGAAGAAACCGAAGCTATTGCTCGGCAATTTAACAAAGCTTTCAAAGCTTCTGCGGAAATACTGAAGGTAGTTGAAGCTGTGAGAGCTGCGGAAGGCAACGTGTCGTCTCTTCTTTCAAAGGCGGGCGAACTTAATAAGACGGTTGATATATCAATTATAGAGAACGAGCGTCTGAAAACCGACGGTGACGAACTCGACAACGTAATTAAACAGAAGAAGCAGATGGTGGACGAGCTTAATGATAAAGTTACCAAGCTTGAAAATACCTTGGAAAGTGGTTGTTCTCAGAAAGTTTCGGAGCTGAGAAACTCCTTTGCCGAGGCAAAGGCAGAGTCTCAGGAAACATTTGACCAGCTACAGCGTGAACATAGCGAAAAAATAAAGGCGATGGATTCAGAGCTGGAAGCTAAAGAAGCAAAAATTAAAGAGGTGAATGCTGCCCTTAAAGGGCTGAGCGAGGGCGCTGGTATTTTGGTTAAATAATAATGGCAGAACGCAGAATAGATAAATACAATGAAACGTATAACAACTTTATCGTTATCTGGGATAAGTGGATTAAAGAAGCCGACAGTGATATGCGGTTCGTTCTTGGTGATCAGTGGAGTTCAGCGGAGAAGGGTTACCTCAAGAGTAAAAGAAGGAACGCCTTTGTCTTTAACAAGATAAAACGCATCATTAAGATTATTTCTGGTTACCAGCGTAAGAACAGGCTCAGTTATAAAGTTGACCCGAACGAAAACTCTGACACCGAAGATGCATCGATATGGAGCCAGACGCTTCAGTACATAATGAAGCACTGTCAGGGTTACAACGTGATGTCGGATGCGTTTGAACAGGGTGCGCTTAAAACTGGATTGAACTTGGTAGAGCCTTGGCTTGATTTCAGTACGGATCCCTTAAACGGAGAGTTGAAGTATACGAGGATACCGCACAACAGGTTCCTTCTCCATCCGTCTTTTACGAGAAGAGATCTGAGCGACTGTCCCGAAATACTCAGACGGGAATGGATAACAAGAAGTGCAGCGAAATCGATTGCACCATTCTTTGCGGGCGAAATAGATAAGTTGAAGCCCATGCGACCAGCGCAGGATAACAAATATATAACGTCTAATTTCAATGAAAACCTGTTGAAGCATGAGCTGTTAAGATATGACGAACACTGGCAGAGAGTCAGTAAGCCAGTGATTGTGTTCTTTGACGTAAATACAAACAGGATGCATCGTTTTGACGGTACCGAAAAAGAGGCAAATGATATATCGAAAGAGTTCCCTTCTCTTGAAAAGATAAAGAGGTTTGAGAGAGATGTTGAGGTAACGATATTTATAGAAGACGAAGAGATTTATCACGGTCCAGACCCGATGGGGACAAATAATTTCAGATTTGTGCCTGTTATGGGGTATTTTGATCCTGAGTATATTGAGCTTGATAAGAAGATACAGGGTGTTGTCAGGGACATCATCGACCCCCAGAGAGAGGTAAACAAACGCAGAAGCAAGAACCTTGACATACTTGACTCCCAGCTCAACAGCGGGTACTTCGCAGAAGAAAAATCTGTTGTGAACAAAGAGTCTCTGTATCAGACAGGGCAGGGTGGTGTGATATGGCTCAAGCAGCAGGCAGGGAGACCTATTTCGGAACGTGTGGCGAAGATAACGCCCCCTGACATACCAGCAGGGAACCTGCAGATGCAGAAGGTCATGGACGATGATTTGGTCGAGATCTCTGGGGCGAATAACGAGCTGTTAGGGCTTGCAGACAAGGATGATGTTGAGGTGGCTGGTATACTGGCAAGGGTGAGGACTGGGCAGGCACTTACGACTTTGCAGGATCTCTTTGATAACTATA